TTTTATTTTTGTGCAGAAATATATTAAAAAGATTCTGTTGGAACCTCCAACCTCTCTGCCTGTAGCTGCAAAATATTTGCTGCGTGCCCTGTACTTCTGTTATAAAAAGAAGGTAAGGCTACAGGCCTCCGGCCTCCTTATATTTAAGCAAAAAAGTTAAGGCTGGGCGTTTAGCCAAACCAAATCTGGCATAACTGTCACAGTCTGGGATCATAGCCAAAGTCAGGAGTTTCCTGATACAGAAGGCTGGGCGTTTAGCCAAACCACAGTCACAACTAATACAGTAACACTTAAGTGTGACCTTACTGTGAACCTAGCCTCACCTGTGGGAAATATGTGCATAACAGGGCAAGTTTCATTAAGTAGGGTGGAAACTATGTAACAAATATGTAACAAGTTTGTTACAACCTTAGGGCAAAGGTAAAAAGGAAAGAAAGCAAATACTGCGGTTAGACATGAGATCATTGCGGTTAGGCATGCTAGTGCCTGCCAATAGGTGGCAGTTGGTAGTGGCAGTTAGTGGTAGGTGGAGCTAGGCGCGGTGTGTTCCAGGAAGTGAAACCACAAAAACAACTGCCGTGTCCTTTGACCCTGCCACAGGCTAAGGCAGTTTCTGAGGCCTAGTGAGGCCTAGTAAGGCCTAAACCTTGATTGTAAGGTAAGTTTTCTTGTTTTTTAGGTATGGGAGCTGTATTTGCAGTCCTAGCCGATGTTATTGAATTAGCTACAACAACGGGCTTTTCTGTTGAAGCTATATTGTCAGGAGAGGCTGTGGCTGCTGTTGAAGCTTTACAAGCAGAGATTAGTACATTAGGTGCCTTTGAAGGATTGTCACAGATAGAAGCTCTCTCTTCTTTAGGAATATCAATTGAACAGTATGCTGCATTGACAAATCTTGCCAGTCAGATACCTGAAGCATTAGCTGGATCCCTTGCTGCTTTGGCAACACTTCAGCACACAGCTCTTGGATTTATTGGAATTGCTGCAGCATCTGCTTCTTTGGTTCCTGGAGGCTTTGCTCACGAAATACCTGTGGCTAACATGGCTCTTGTACCTTATATGCCTGATCCTGACATATTTTTTCCTGGAGTTTCTACCTTTGCTAGATATGCTAACTACTTAGACCCTTTTCATTGGGCTCCCGATTTGTACCATCAGGTGTCAAGATGGATTTGGGAAAGCTTAATGCATGAAGGCAGAAGGCAGATTGGGTATGCAGGCCAGGAATTAGTAAGGTACACTAGTACTACTGTGCAAGATACCTTAGCTAGGTTCTTTGAAAATGCAAGGTGGGCTGTGTCTCATTTTTCCACAAATATATATACTAGTTTGCATGATTACTACAGAGAGTTACCCAAACTAAAGCCAGAGCAGGCTAGACAGCTGTCAAGGCTGTTAAAGGAAAAAATACCTGACAAAGTTAATTTAGAAGGTATAGATCAGCACCACACATCTGCTGAGTTTATTGACAAAGTAGGTGCTCCAGGAGGGGCTAACCAAAGACATACACCTGACTGGATGCTTCCTTTAATTTTAGGCCTGTACGGGGACCTCACCCCTACCTGGAAAAAAGTGGTAGAAGAAGAAGAGCATATCCATGGCCCCTCCACAAAAAAGAAGCCCAAAACTTCCAGCCCCAGCAGCAGTACCAAAGCTGCTTATAAAAGGAGGCATAGAAGTGCTAGACCTCAAAACAGGGCCAGATAGCATTACCCAAATTGAATTATTTTTAAATCCCAGAATGGGCCAGCCAACTACATCTGCTGACTGGGTGGGCTTTAGTGACAATGTTACAGTGTCTGCATCATGGAGTGCAGACAGTCCTGCAGCTAATCAAACCCCTTGCTACAGTTGTGCTAGAGTTAGCTTGCCTATGATTAATGAAGACATGACCTCAGACAAAATTTTAATGTGGGAAGCAGTAAGCTGCAAAACAGAGGTGGTGGGCGTTAGTAGCCTAACAAATGTGCATTCCTTTAAAAAGAAGCTGCATGACAATGAAGGCATTGGCCTGCCAGTAGAAGGCCTAAACTACCACATGTTTGCAGTGGGAGGGGAGCCCCTGGAACTGCAGTTTCTAGTGGAAAACCATCACACAGTGTATGGTGCAGGGCTGAAAACTATACAAAACCCAGGGGCTAGTGCTCAAACACTTAACCCAGCTTTAAAAGGAACCTTGGACAAAGATGGTGCTTACCCAATTGAAGCGTGGTGTCCAGACCCCTCTAAAAATGAAAACACCAGATATTTTGGCAGCTACACAGGAGGCCAAAACACCCCACCTGTGCTGCAGTTTACCAACACTGTAACTACTATTTTGCTAGATGAAAATGGGGTGGGACCTTTGTGCAAAGGTGATGGGCTATACCTAAGTTGTGCTGATATTGTGGGCTTTCACACCCAGGCTGGCAATAATAAAATGAAGTTTAGAGGGCTTCCCAGATACTTTAATGTTACACTGAGAAAAAGGGTTGTGAAAAATCCATACCCAGTGAGCAGTTTGCTTAACAGCTTGTTTACCAAGCTAATACCAAAAATGGATGGGCAGCCTATGTCAGGGGACAATGGGCAGGTGGAAGAGGTAAGGGTATATGAAGGTACTGAGGAAGTTCCTGGGGATCCAGACATGGTTAGGTATATTGATAAATATGGTCAAATGGAAACTGAAGTCCCACAGTAAGCTGTACATTGCCAGTTTATTAATAAACATGTTGGTATACATATGCACAACGGCTTTATTGTGATGCTTGTGAAAAGACACCTGAATCAGGGGTTTCCTGGGAAGTTTGGGAGTTTGGTTGAGACTGGGTTCTTGGATCCACAGGCGTGTAAGGTGGGGGTGGTCCAGGTGGCGGTGGCATCCTCTGACAGTCTGTTTGCATCTCATCCTCCTCTTCATCCAAGATGTACTTGCCCTGGCAAATTCTTCTTAAAAAGGTATTCATTAAATCATCTCCAACCTCTCTATCAATTCTTTCCTTCCATTGCACCACTCTGTCTTGTATGCAAGGGTCAAATTCCATCACAAGGCAATGGTGGATAAGCATAAGCATTAAGGTCACGCCTGACTGCAAGATTCTGTTTTCTAAAAGCTCTTCAGTTTTTCTTAAACTGTTGTGCAGGTAGCTTTTGCACCTAAAATTTAATGTTTTCACAAACCTTATACTAAGTGTATGGGGCAGCACATACTCATTCATAGTAACAATGCCAGGAGGAAAGATTTGTGTTCTTTTGTTTAAATGTTTTTTTTCTAAATTTACCTTTACACTGCCATCTAAATAATCCCTTAAATTGTCTAGGTTAGTTAGGCCTACCCCCTGTGGCAGGTCCTTTGTACTAACAGTACCTTTTACATCCTCAAACACTACCATAAATTGGTCTATGGCTACACCAAGTTCAAAATTAATTCTTTCAAATGGCAAATTAATGTTTAATGCCTTTCCACCAACTAAATCTAGCAATGCTGCTGCTAAAGTTGTTTTTCCACTGTTAACAGGTCCTTTAAATAGCCAGTACCTTTGTTTAGGCACATTAGTTACTATGCACCTTAAAAATTGCAGTATTTGGGTTTCAATGTTATTTATCAAACAATGAAGCCAGCATACCCCTGCCATGTACTCTTGTAGGTCTGCTGCCCCTCTAGCCCCAAACAATGAATCCATTTTGTCTAGCATACAAATAAATCTTTCTGTTAACATTTGTTTTCTAGTTAGCACAAGCTGATCAACCCTTCTTTTAGCAATCACAGCATCCACAGCTTGCTGACAAATAGATTTTTGGTTTTTACACACTGCAAACAGTTTAGCATTTTCTGCATGCTCTTGATGGTATTTAAAATGAGAGGCAAGTTGCTGTCTATCACATTTATCACATCCTTCTACAGGTAAATCAAATTCTAAATACAAGCCCATAAGTAAATGCACATCATCACATTTGATAGCACAAGCATAATCTGACACCTGCTTCCAATTAACCATTTTAGGGCCCTCCTCACACTCTTCAGGATTAAATGCATTTTCACTTAAACCCCCAGGTACACTTTCATCCAGTATTTCAAATGGGTCTTTTTTTAAAGCACAATAGCACAAATAGGGCTTAATAATGGCCTTTACAAGTACAAAACTAATACTACAAAATTTTTTACAAAAATTGTTTAAAGCACTTACTCTATGTTTATTTGGGGTAAGTACATATAGCACAGCCTTATCCACACCATGCCCATGCCTACTAATAAATGTAGCACTAAATTTATCCCACACCTTTCTATACAGCATTACACTTTTCTCTTTGGTTGTATAAATTGCAAAAGCACTAACACATCTGTTACTAAACACAGCTTTAGATAAAAACTCTAACAGCACCTCTGGAAATTCTGTAGGGGTGTCTCGTCTAGCCTTTTTTTTTGGTGGGGTGGTTTGTGAGTGTGGCTCCTCCTCATCTTCATCAAACATTTCTTCATCACATCTTAGGTTTTCTTCATCCCAGCTTGCATTAAATTGCTGCCACCACGCTTCCCACTCTGTGGTTCCATAGGTAGGACACTACAAAACAAAATACACAAATGTTGCCCTGTTGTATATCCCCCCATGCGCCCCCACACATACTTACCTATATGTGTAGGTCTCTCATAGGAATTTCTCCAATGCAGGAACACCACATCAAAAAGCTGGTATAGGTTTTATCAAGTCCAAACCAATGTAAATAGCAGGTAAAGCAGTAGCATCTTCCCCACACATTTAAAAATAAATTAAACACCCTTCTTTTTTGGTGCTGCTTTCTTAACAGGCACAGCAAGCATGTACAGTAAGTAGCAGCAAGGCCTTTACTGCAAACATCCCAATCTCTGCAGTATAAAGCATCTGGCCCAGGAGAGACATCTTTACCTACCTCTCCAGAGGCCCAGGAGTTCCAAACAGTTTCTTCTTTTGAGGCTGCACTTAATGCATCCTCCAGTTTTTTATACAGCTCATTCATTCTTTTCATTTTTTGCTCATCACCCCCTTTATCTGGGTGATATTCCTTGCATTTATTTAAATAGGCTTTTCTCATCATAGGCAGTTGCCCATAAAGAGTCATATGTAAGCCTAAAAGCTGCATAAGCTCCTGGCTTTCTTCTCTATTTAAAGCCTTGTCCAT